CTATTTGCAACAGTGCCCTATTTTTCGGGGATCTGATTGCCCTCTGGCAATATCATTCAGCACGCCATAGTCGGCATCATGGTCCATTCGCCAGAAAACCGAAGCACCGGCATCAGCCAGGCGTGGAGAAAACTGGTATCCCAGCAGCCAGAAAAGGCCAAAGACAAGTTCGCTGGCACCTGCTGTATCGGTCATAATTTCGGTTGGATTCAGCCCGGTCTCCTGTTCCAGAAGACCTTCCAGCACAAAGATAGAGTCCCTCAGCGTCCCCGGTATAACGATGCCATGAAAGCCGGAATACTGATCGGACACAAAGTTGTACCAGGTGATCCCTCTGTTATTACCAAAGTATTTGCGGTTCGGTCCGGCATTGATTGTTCTGACTGGCGTAACAAAGCGCATTCCATCTGCAGATGCCACTTCTCCTCCACCCCATATCTGTGCCAGTGGCAGCGTTGCCTGAAAATCAACCAGTCTGGCATTAGCGCTGGTGATAGTTTCAGCCCGCAGATAGTTCGCTTTTGTCCAGTTCAGCCGGTGTCGGGTCAGTGCAGGAACATTTGATCTGATCAGTGGTTCCAGACCGATATTGCAGGCTTCAGCCATCAGCACGGCGCTGATGCTGACGGGCAGATCATCAACTCTGGCACTGGCTTCACTAGCATGGAAAAACTCATCAGCAAATCCGGTATGGGCGTTAATTTCGAGCAGCAACTCCGTTAAATCCACCGGAGGGAGTAGATCACTGATCATTTTGCTCAGTCGTTTCAGACTGTCCGGCTCATCAAGACTGGCGAGGGGAGAAATTGTCAACCGGGGCTTCGGGCCAGAAACATCGAGTTCGACAGCCTCATTTTCGCAAAGACGTGCAGCAACCTGTCTGTAACGACTATCAAGCTGATGACCCAGAGATTTTATTGCTTCCTGCGGGTCTGTCGGGTGCCCCAAAGAACGATAAACCTTAATCCGGTTTGCCTGCCAGTCAGCACCCTGTAGTAATCTTGCACGAGGATCTCCCCACCGGTTACTGCCGGTAACGTAGACATCCCTCCGCCTCAGACTATCCTGCAGTTTACTGAGAAAGCAGAGCGTGTATCCCCTGCGGGTGATATGTTTTTCCTTGTTAATCACCAGCCGTTTCCATGACCGACTGATAATTTCCGTTGGTGCGTCGTCAAAAAACTGCCGCCGTGAGCTGAACTCCCGGCTGAGGTAGTCACAGGCATTCAGAGTGGTAACCCCGGCAGGTGCGGATGAAAATTTAACGGTATTCAGCAGATGGGGCAGGAAACGACGAACGCGCCCGTACTGCTCCACCATTTCTTCATGAAAATTATCGTCTGAGGGCCGGGCAATTTCACGGACAAGCGTGATGATTTCAGCCAGCTTTTGCCTTGGGATGTAGCTGAACACCTCAGCACGAATCGATTCGTCCGGTGTTTCTTCTTTCAGCAGGTACGAACATGCGCTGGCGAGCGCCAATGCAGATTTATCCAGGGGAGCCCGCAGAATTCGGAAAAAATCGTACGCTAAGGTTTTCCGGGCATCCGTAAGGGCCGAAACTTCCCGTCTTCCAGTCTGCGGCTCTGCCGCCAGACGTAATCGCCGGTTAGGTTGATGTGCTCCCAGCCCAGCGGCGACAGGAATTGCAGCAGCTCGCCGTCCACCGGCTTGCCGGCCTCGACCAACCCCTGGGTGGCGCGTTCCAGGTACACCGTGTTCCACAGCACGATAGCCGCCGTCACCAGGTTGAGGCCGCTGGCCCGGTAGCGCTGCTGCTCGAAGCTCCGATCCCTGATTTCCCCAAGGCGGTTGAAGAACACCGCCCTGGCCAGCGAGTTGCGCGCCTCACCTTTGTTCAGGCCGGCATGCACGCGGCGGCGCAGTTCAACACTTTGCAGCCAGTCCAGGATGAACAGCGTGCGCTCGATCCGGCCCAGCTCGCGCAGGGCCACGGCCAGTCCGTTCTGGCGCGGGTAGCTGCCGAGCTTGCGCAGCATCAGCGAGGCGGTGACGGTGCCCTGCTTGATCGAGCTGGCCAGGCGCAGGATGTCGTCCCAGTGGGCACGCACGTGCTTGATGTTCAGGGTGCCGCCGATCAGCGGGCGCAACGTCGGGTAGGCTTGCACGCCCTGCGGCACGTACAGCTTGGTTTCGCCGAGGTCGCGGATGCGCGGCGCGAAGCGGAAGCCTAGCAGGTGCATCAGGGCAAAGACGTGATCGGTGAAGCCGGCCGTGTCGGTGTAGTGCTCCTCGATCCGCAGGTCGGACTCGTGGTACAGCAGGCCGTCGAGCACATAGGTGGAATCGCGGACGCCGACATTCACCACGCGGGTGCTGAACGGCGCGTACTGGTCGGAGATATGGGTATAGAACAGCCGTCCCGGCTCGCTACCGTACTTCGGGTTGACGTGCCCGGTGCTCTCGCCCCGGCCACCCGCGCGGAAGCGCTGGCCATCGGAGGATGAGGTCGTGCCGTCGCCCCAGTGGGCGGCAAAGGCGTGGCGATACTGGTGGTTGACCAGCTCGGCCAAGGCCGCCGAATAGGTTTCGTCGCGGATGTGCCAGGCTTGCAGCCAGGACAGCTTGGCGTAGGTCAGGCCGGGGCTCGACTCGGCCATCTTGGTCAGCCCGAGGTTGATCGCATCACCGAGGATTGCGGACAGCAGCAACGTCCTGTCTTTGGCCTCGGCCCCGTCCTTCAAGTGGGTGAAGTGGCGGCTGAAGCCCGTCCAGTCGTCCACGTCCATCAGCAGTTCGGTGATCTTGATGCGCGGCAGTAACTGGCTGGTTTGGTCGATCAGCGCCTGCGCCCGATCCGGCACCGCCGCATCCAGCGGGGTGATTTTCAGCCCTGACTCGGTGAGGATGGCATCGGGCAGCTCGTTGTCCTTGGCCAGGCGGGTGACGGTGGCCAACTGCTCGTCCAGCAGCTGCAAACGCTCTTCCAGGTACTGGTCGCTGTTCGGGTTGATCGCCAGGGGCAGGGCCTGCTCGCGCTTGAGTGCGGCGAACTTCTCGGCCGGCAGCAGGTAGTCGTCGAAGTGGCACTGTTGCAAATAGTCGGTGGTGATAAACTTATCATCCCCTTTTGCTGATGGAGCTGCACATGAACCCATTCAAAGGCCGGCATTTTCAGCGTGACATCATTCTGTGGGCCGTACGCTGGTACTGCAAATACGGCATCAGTTACCGTGAGCTGCAGGAGATGCTGGCTGAACGCGGAGTGAATGTCGATCACTCCACGATTTACCGCTGGGTTCAGCGTTATGCGCCTGAAATGGAAAAACGGCTGCGCTGGTACTGGCGTAACCCTTCCGATCTTTGCCCGTGGCACATGGATGAAACCTACGTGAAGGTCAATGGCCGCTGGGCGTATCTGTACCGGGCCGTCGACAGCCGGGGCCGCACTGTCGATTTTTATCTCTCCTCCCGTCGTAACAGCAAAGCTGCATACCGGTTTCTGGGTAAAATCCTCAACAACGTGAAGAAGTGGCAGATCCCGCGATTCATCAACACGGATAAAGCGCCCGCCTATGGTCGCGCGCTTGCTCTGCTCAAACGCGAAGGCCGGTGCCCGTCTGACGTTGAACACCGACAGATTAAGTACCGGAACAACGTGATTGAATGCGATCATGGCAAACTGAAACGGATAATCGGCGCCACGCTGGGATTTAAATCCATGAAGACGGCTTACGCCACCATCAAAGGTATTGAGGTGATGCGTGCACTACGCAAAGGCCAGGCCTCAGCATTTTATTATGGTGATCCCCTGGGCGAAATGCGCCTGGTAAGCAGAGTTTTTGAAATGTAAGGCCTTTGAATAAGACAAAAGGCTGCCTCATCGCTAACTTTGCAACAGTGCCATATCACGCACTACAGGAACCAGAGCAGGCATCACCGTTTCCTCAGGAACTCTTTCCAGCGCCAAATTTGCGGAATCGCTGGCTTCATCGACCGCCTGCTGAGAAGGCATTTTTCTCCCGGTAGGCTGCAGCGTCCCGCCAACGTTCATCACCTCGATTGCGAGCGCGCTGTCGTCCGGGCTACGGTAGTACGTGGTCGAGCCCACCGGAATATTCGCGATATCCGCCTGGGCTGCTTCCAGCGTCTGATACTGCTTACTGAGCGGGATGATGTTCTGCCGAACTTCGTCATTCTTAGCCATCATCTGGCGCCAGGTATCGAGCGGTTCGCCTGCGCGGTCGTTAACCGTTCCGGCCGGACCGTTAACCAGCTCGTCAGCGCGCTTGACGTTATCCAGGAATATTTCAGGCGTCGTCGTTCCCAAAGGCGGGTTAAGTTCGGCCATGTTTTTTTACTCCAAAAAGAGGCTTCGCCCAAACGAGGGTTTGAGCGAAAGAAAAGTTGAAAGGGATTTTTTTGGTATTAAGCAGCATCGCCGGGGTATGTGGCGTCGTCGTACTGGTAGAACGATTCGAGGTATTCTTTAGCGGTGACCTGACAGGTTCCGTCTGACTGCGGAGCGATCTCCTCTACAATGGCGTCGTAGACGTGGCGCATTGAGCCGCAGAACACCAGGCGGATCGGCTCGATGGTTGCAGACGACAAGTCAACCTTCATCGGGTCATCAAACTCGCTCAGGTGCGGGACTGACAACTGAAAATCACCCACCCTGCTCGCCACCATCAGCCCGGATGCAGAGCCATCCTGATAGCGGATCAGCGCTCGGGGATTTTCGAAAGACCAGTCCAGCGGCTCCGTAACGGTGAACGTTGTCACGCCACCAGCCGTTGTCATCGCCTCCACCAGACAGGAAATCGTGTTGTTACCCGGAATATCATCCGTGAGCACAATGCGATCGCCCGTGTTGTAGCACAGCGCGTCCAGCTCGGTAGTGGTCTGGAACGTCACCCGCTGCTGCAGGTATTTCATCAGGCGACGCATGCCGATCTGGTAGGCGTGATCCTGATTCAGTACCCCATCGAGTTTGTAGTTCTCGATTTTCACCGGCGTGGGATTATCAGGCGTCCGGCATTTAACGGTCTCCTCCGCCCAGGTAGTCCCGTTGATGTATGTCACGTCGACGCCATCAAAATCATCGTCGGACGGTACGGTAAATCCGCTCTGCAGCTCCTCCACCATCTCATGCGGAGTGATCACGCCAGTCCAGGGCTTAATCCCCTCACGGTTGACCGTCGCCAGGCCATCACTCAGCAGAAAACGTGACTTCCCGGCATTGGCTATCTTCTGCAGCATTTCCAGCGCTGAGATACTGTCGCCGGTAGCAAAGTCGAAATACTCGCCGCGTGGTGTCCAGTATGCAGACTCCAGCACGTTGATGGTGTCGACATCCATCTCCAGTCCCAGCGAGTTCCCGACATGCAGCAGCGCCCCCGAAATGGTTCTGGCCGTTCCTGAGTCGTAGGCCCGCGTGGCCACAACGTTTACGCGGCGGTCCGACTGCGCCGCCAGCTTCCCGCCCGTCTCAACGGTCACCGCCATCAGCGACACGCCGGGATAGGATGAAGGGCGCGTCAGCAGTCGCCCGCGCAGTGCCTGCCAGTACATCGAATCCCTGGCGTTGTTTGAGCCCTGCTCATTGCGCCGACGGCAGCGAACCTCTACCAGTCCCGGAGAACTGAGGGTGATCCGCTCAGTGAAACCTAACCCGTTGACGTTTTTCAGCGCATACTCTCCCTGGTGACTCACCCACCCCGATCCGGAACCGTAGACGCGATACTGAATCTCCCACTCAACGTGGCGGATCCGTTTTTTGCCCTTACTGTCAAAGCCACAGATGCCGTTCGGGAAAGAGAAATTCACTTCAAACGCATCCACCACTTCATTCTCAGGGCAAACCAGGAACGGCCCAAGCCAGCTCAGCGTGTCGTTAAGACCAGTGGCCTCATAGTCAATCATCGTCCGGGCGGTGAATCCCGGCCATGACTCATCAACGGCACCATTAACCAGGCGCGCCACTGTCGCCGTTGTGCCGTCGGCCGAGACAATGCGGTACTCATTCCCGCGGTGAGCAAGTGAAAGCCGTTGCACCCCCTCCGGCATGCCGGAAAAGCCCGTTCCCGTGGCGCTGTTATAGGCAAGCGTCACATTCGCCGTTACCGCCGGGCTGCCGCCGGTTGATGCCGTGCCGGAGGTATAAACCGGGGCATCACCGAAAACAGCTGCAGGCAGCGAAGAGGACGTGATCTCCCCACCCGCGAACGGACTGGCCGACTCGGTTATCAGTACGGTGCCGCCGTTGTCCTGCGCAACCAGGCCGGAGCCGGTGAGTCCCTCGGTGATGGCCGCCAGCAGTCCCGACATCGAGACGTAGTTAGCCACCAGCGACACCGGGTAGGTAACCCCCTGCCAGGTGATCGTGAACGTGCTGGAGCTGGTCGAAAAATCGTAGGTGGTCGGGGCCGCACTGGCCTGGACTTTTGCCGCACTCCCCCCGGTGCCGGGCACTGCAGCCTGACCGGGGGTATATGACGCGATAAACAGATCGTAATCGACAGAGTTAAACCCCAGCGTCACCGGCATACCTACTACCGGCGCGATCTCCGTCAGCAGCGGGCTTGCGATAACGCTGTATCCGGCCGCCGTGGTGATCTGGTAGTTCGCCGGGGCTTTAAGTTCGACCACGGCGCCAGCGACCCAGCTGGGCGACAGTGCGTTATCGTTCTCGTCATTATCGTCATCATCATCCGTATCCAGCCCCGTAAACGTCACGCTCGATCCGGAGACGGTCATGCTGTCTGCGATAATGTCGTCTGCGTCCGGCGACGTCTGGGCCATATCCAGCCCGGTGCCGGATGACGTCCCGCCCACTTCGGTGGAATTGACCCAGTTTTCGCTGCGCTCATCACCGGAAACGTCCGCGCCTGGCGGGTAATGGGTGCTGCTGAATCCCGGTAGCGTTGAAGCTGGCGTACTGCCAACCCGGATATCGCCATTGGTATAAATCAGATCACCGACGCCGAGACACAGCAGCATCTGGACGCGCATTTTCGTAGGTTCGGCGGCATCAAACCGGGTAACCGGCTGCACCACATAATCAGGGTAGATACGCACCCGGCCAAACACCTCACGAATGGCATCACCCAGTTTTGCCGTATTTGCCTTTGCCGGGTTCAGGTCGAGGCTTCGCCCTGTGGATGACGTGTAGCCGCCAGCATCAATGTTACTCATCATGAACAATGAATAAGCCGCAGATGCGACGGCGATGCCCACACCTATCCAGGCAATTGTCGCGGCCTCAAGCCCGAAAGGCACCGGATAAAGCCGGACATCACTATCAGGATGGATCACGAAAGTAGCCCATTCGCCTGGCGGAATTGACTGCCCCTCAACCTCAACGGTCAGCGGTGGGACATCCCGATCCTCGTAGCCTTCAACATTTGCCACCAGCCAGCTGCGAATACTGGTTACACCATGCTCATGCGTTTCGAGTGGTTCACCGGGAAGCCGGGAAGGGTAAAAACGAATGGTCATTGCCAGAACTCCACTTTGACAAATCGCCGCTTAAACCGCGGCAACGGCAGAAAGGTGACGTTCGTTCCCGGATTGCATTCCGCCACATGCAACAGACCATCGATACTGACCACGATCCCTACGTGGGTGACAGTCGATCCGGAATAACAGGCCACCCCGGCCCCTTCGCAGGGTTCGCAGCGCTCAAGGGTAAGCATCATCCGGCGCGCTTCCCGGTCGAGGCCGCCGTCGTCTTTGGTGACCCCTGCAAAATCGGGCCAGACGGGTAAATTCAGGTCGCGGCGTATCTCGTTCACAATGCCGAAGCAGTCGAGCTGCGGGTATACGCGCCCGCCCTTCAGCCAGGTGACTGAACGGTATTTATCAGGGTTAAACATTGGGATTCCTTAGCTGATATAACGCAGTCCGGGGAATACAGGTAGCGTGTAGCGGTAACGTGGCCAGGCTGTATCAAGGATATTCATATAACCCGCGGTAATCTGCGCCTCTGTCGCCGTCCAGTAACCAGACTTGATTTTCAGCGTATACGGCACTTCCGCAGGGGCCGCTAAATCCGTGGAGATATAACGCCGGTACGTCAGCAATGCTGACAGACGGTTAGCCAGCGCATTGCGGATCGCCGTGGACACAACACCATCGATATTGCACAGGGCAAATTTCAAATCTTGCGTACCGTCCGCATTGCGCGCCGGCAGCGCAATGTCTATCGCACAGGCGGTAAACGTTACGGTATCGCCGTTCTCCGTCGTTGCCGTGATGTTCTCGTAACCCTGGCACAGATAATGGACGTCAGAACCAATGGTGATCTGCAGCGTCTCAATGATCACCTCCGGCCCGCTGCTGGCGTAGAGGCGGTTGAGTATTGTCATGATTTTTACCCAATAAAAAAGGCCACCCGAAGGTGACCTTAAAAATTGGTGTCGAATGTGGGTGTACCCTCACCGGCAGGATCGCTATTCCGCGCTTTATTTCACGCTCCGGCTACGGAGCGGCATGAAGGACTTTCCCACAAATCGACACAAGTGATTATGAAGGTGAAACGGTTTTAATCAAGCCTTGGGCCACTCCTTATTCAGCGCAATATCCAGCAGTGAGCTGCCGACGATCCATTCCGGGTAATTACCCCATGGGGCAGGAGCAAGGGGGCGTTCCCATAATTCAAGCGTCGCTGTGTACTTCCAGTAAATCGGGGCCACCAGTACCGGTCCCTGATAAATATCTGTAAAGCGGCATTTGTAAATCTTAATGCCTGCCGGCGTCTGCTGCTTCATCATGAACCATGCAGCCCCGTCAGATAACGCATCACGGAACCAGGACTCAAACGCCAGTCCCTGCGCATCGGTTTCCATAAACCAGGTGATGCTAGCCTGCGTCGGTGTGGACGTATAAGCTCGCCTTTGCCGCGCGCGGCCGGTGGTTAACTGGGTTCGTTTTAACGGGCTTACAGGCTGGAATCCGTATCCTTCCTGTAATGGCATCGGAAGACTGTCATGCGGGTAGTAGATATCAGTCATCACTCTAACCCTCTGCCTGGATATTTACTGCGCATTGCCTTACCAACTTTCCCATCTCCTCTCAACACTTGCGCAGCAACCTGATCAAGGGCTTCCGTTGTCGCCCGCTTCTGCGTTTGAGCCATGGAGAGAGCCATCTGATCAGGTGTCACACCGGGCGGGGTATGGAAATGCTGCTCAATGGGAGCATGGATGGTGGTCTTGCTGCTGTTGTCGCTGTTAACGTTCTGAACACCAGTACCAAACCCTGTACGCCCCAGAGTTGCATCTAGCGGTTGGCCATTTCGAAGTGCCTCAAGCTGAGACACGCCGATCCGGTTTGTTGACGCCTGGTCGAAGACGTACTCACCTTTGTGAACAATACCCGCGGGCTGATACTTACCACCGGGGCCGGTGTATCCGCCGGAGGCGAATCCAACGCCTGAAACAGCCTGGATATTTGAGACGATACTGGCGGTCTGCGCAGCGATTGAGGCCATAGCGATGATGTTGGCCGGATAAGGCGCGCTAACTGCACCGCTTGCTATAGCCTGCTGGATTTTCACCATTGAGTCCGCGATAGCGAATGCCTTGCTCGCAGCAAAAGCAACCTTGTAGATTGCCGATTGCTCACCAAACCCCGTTCGCATGATGTCGGCGGTACTGTTAAACAAGGACTGCGTGGCCGCAGATATGATGGTGTTTTTCTGAGCCTCGATGACCTGATTTGCATCCGCTGCACGCTGACGAATCGACGTCATTCTGGCCTCACCCTCGGCAGTTATTTCGCCGGCCTTCGCATAAGCTTCCTCCTGAGCTGCCAGCCAGCGCTGGAGCTCCTGCTGCGCCTGGTCATATTCATTGATTTGCCCCTGCATCCCCTCAAAAGTTCCAGAGAGTCGCCCTCCTGTGGGTGTCAGGTTTCCTACAACCTTACGAACCGTCGAGGGCAGTTGCATATCGGTGTTTTGATAAATATCTGCCCGTGCTTTTTCATATTCACCGGGTTTTAGTTGCCCGGTTGCTTTGGCTTTCTCCAGCAGTTCAAGACGGGTTTTAAGCAGATCGTTGGTCCGCTCATCCTTCGTCTTTACCTGTTCCTGCATTTTCCGGTAATCATCCAGGGTTTTTACGGAGTTTTGCAGTGCCTCCTGCTGCTTATACGCCTGGAGGATTTCATCTGAACGGGAAAGAATCGACTTCTGGTCGGCTGTGAGCTGCGTTTTAGACTTGAGGTCAGCAATTTGCTGTTCGAACTTTACCCGCGCCTGGGTTGCGCTGTTAAGCTTGTCACTGGCATCCAGCTGGGACTGCAAGGCAGCTGTCTGCTGGTTTATTTGATCAAGCAGCCGGGTTGCCGCGTCCTCGGTATATGCTTTACCCTTTGGCGTCTTGGGTGGTTTCGGATCTTTGTACATCTCGTTAATACGAGAAACATTTTTTGAATATTGCTCTGCAGTAATTGCGCCTGCCTTCAGGAACTCGCTTTGCTGCTTAATGGCTTTATTGCGCTTATCCGCATTGCTCAGATATTGCTGGTTAACGCGATCTGCTTCCTGCTGCGTTTTAATTCTTTGCTGTTCAGCTTTGTCATGACTACTGATTATTTCAGTTAAAACTCCTTCTGTTGTGATTTGAGATTGCAGATTATTTAGCTCATCTTCGAGCTCAGCCTTTCTTCCACCAAAAAATAGCTTCCCGCCTGCAGCCTTATCTATCCAATCTAATTCCTTACGAATTTGAGAGATCCGCTCGGTGCCGGTTTGCTCGCGACCTATATCAAGCATGGCATCCCATGCTCCTTTAGCCGTTTTAGCAAGCGAGTCCCAAGCACGTTCAAGAATCCCCAAATTCTGATGAATGTCGTTCGCACGCTGCTGCATGGCATTGGCGTAAGCATCAGTAGCCACCCGTGCAGCATCCTGCTGATTACCTTCATCCTGCAGTGCTTTAATCTGGTTGTAGGTTGCCAGTGTCAGAAAGTGGTACTGGTCGTTAAGTTTGGTAATGGCTGCAACCGGGTCAGCAGCAATGTCGTTGAAATCACCCACCAGCTTTTCAGTGGCGATGCCTGTGGCTTCACTGATTTCAACCACGGCAGTTGTTACTCGTTCCAATGACTCTGCAGCCACTTTCCCGGATGAAACTATCTGGTTCAGTGTGGCTGCGGTCACGCCAGTAGTTGAGTTGGCAACTACTGAAACCCGAGCGGCCATATCTGCTAGTTGCCCGGTGGTTTTACCAACCAGATTACCGTTAAGAGTCAGTAACTTATAGAACTCGCCCTGCTCCTGAGAGCCTTTGTAATAGGCCAGCCCAAGAACACCGACAGCCGCGGCAGCCAGAGTGACAGGATTAATCAACCCCAGCACATACCCGCCAACACCTTTAATCGCGGGGCCAATACCGCCGAACATATCTTTCAACTGCCCGCCCTGCTGCATCAGCACCATAAACGGTGACTGCCCGGTAGAAAGACCGACAACAATATCGGTCATCTGAGCAGGGATCATGCGCATGGCATAGGCAGTCTGGGCGGCGGATTGGCCGGTTTTACCAAGGTCGTCGCGAAATCCTGTTAGCCTGTTTCGTGTTTCCTCGATTTTCTTTGAATAAAGATCGAATGTATCGGCATCTACCATCCCCTTAGATTTGAATTTAGCAAGATCCTGCTGTTGTTTATCCAGTTTGTTCAGGGCGGCGTTTACCGGGTCGATGCGATCTAAGAGTTCAGAAAGAGACTGTTTTTCTTCATCAGTGGCCTTTGTCACCTTCACTGCGCTGGTGGCAGCACGTTCACCTGCCTGAGTCATTTTTACAAGTGCAGTTGCGAGATTGTCAGCCTGCTTTTCTGCCCCAGAGCTGTCAATAATAATGGCCAGGCGGGAGGTTTGTTCTGTCACGTGCTTTTCTCCGGGCAATAAAAAACCCCGCCAAAGCGAGGTTGGAACTTTTTGAAACTGTCGGGTCTTTACTTCATTGGCGGTAAAACATTATTGCTACGATAATCACCGCAAAGACAGTAATTGCAATTCCAGCGATTAACTTTACATTGACATCAGCCAGCCTATCACTAGCTCCAGTATTGTCAGTGTTAGCTATTATCTTCGAAGGAGTTACATCACTCCCGCAATGCTTGCACTTCACCGCTTCGGAATTTATTAATTCTGCGCAGTAAGGGCATTTGACTGAAGTTCCGGACGCTTTTAGCTTATCTCCCACCAGAGCAATAATGATACCTGCGATGGCTACGAAACCTCCAAATATCATGTAATTTTGGCGCGATGACATTAATCCAAGATTGTTAACCCTATAGCCACCGCTTGTCGCTACTGTCACATCCATAAATAGCGCCGATACAGCAAAGATCACCCCTATTACAATCGCTAAGTATCCAATAATCTTCACTTGTCTACCCCATAAATTAAAAAGCCACCCGATGGTGGCTTTATCAATCAGCTTGCGTTCTCACAACCCGGCAGGCTGCGGTCAATCACAAGATTACCCTCAACACGCAGACCAATCTTACCGAACAAGAAGGAGTGGTTAAGTTGAGTGACAACTACGTCAGACAGACCAACTGCACAGCGATCTTTTTCAATCGCTCGATCAGCGGCTGTTTTAACGTTCGGGATGCCAAGAGGGAAGATGATAACCGGATAGCTATCTTCTGCTGTTACACGTTTCCCTTTGTAGAACTTACCCCCATTGAGGTTGTAATTTTTAGTACTCGCCACAGTCAAATCTGCAACACGTACTGTACAACCAGAAAGTAACAGCGCTCCAAGCGCCAAGGCGATGACTTTTTTCATTATATATGTTTCCTTTGATTGCAATCGGAAACATCCTATCATCGACTATCAGTAGCATGGACCACCATTAATGGTAGGTCAGTTGCTTCCTTTCTTATCTGCTGCACGTTTCTGTGCCTCTGCCCACTCATCCCTCCAGGCGTCATCGAGAGCCAGTATCGCCGCGTCAAACTCAATGCGGTCAATCAGGATGGTGCGCGATGCCAGGTAAAGCTCGATATCATTCAGGGATAGAGGGAGCGGCACTCCGGCCATGCCTGCATACTTCCTGCCGCGCGATATCATGGCGTAAGCGTTGAGGATCTCCCCAGTGACTGCATCGATTTCAGGCTCTGGAATGGGCGGGAGATTTAGCTTCTCCCTGCGCCACTTTGCTTTCTCGCCCTGTTCGCCAGCGAATTCCTTTAGCCACTTTTGGGCCTCTATGGCTTTTTTACGGTTTCCTGAGTCTGCTGCTCCTTACCCTGAGCAATATTCGCCGCCTCAGCCAGAATAAGCCAGTACAGAGAGGGGTTTTGCTTCAGTAACGCAACACCACGCTCCGGTGTATACGCTACGGCCGTCTCCGTACCATCCACCAGCTCCCCCACGCCTTCCCAGTCTTTCAGAAGAAAGCGCGCGCAATTGTCGATGAGAAGATCATCAACCGAGTCAATCTCGCCCACACTGGCGAGATCGAAAGCATCCGTACCGACCTGGTAGCTCGCGTCCATTTTGTCGATATGGCGCCGCACCAGCGCATTGCGTGAGCGGTATTGTGGATTCTCGCTACTGGCCACCAACAGACGGAGTTTAAATAGCGCCTCGTCTTCCGGCGTGAATTTCTTTTTACTTCCTGCTGGCTTTTTGTAAGGGAAAAACCAGCGTTCTCCGTTCAAATCAATTTGAGAAGAAATAATCAGCATAAAGACTCCCAAAAAAGCCCGATCCGCGATGACTGCAGAACGGGCCAGGTAAATTAAGGCGCGGTAACGGTGATTTCAGACGTTGCGGTAAAGGTGCGGGCCTTACCGGTGATGGTTGCAGTACCGGCTGCGTTACGTGTGACTTTCGCTGTTTTCTGCCCGGTAGAAACCACGCTGGCGATAGTCGGATCCGATGACGTCCACTGGACGGTATCAGTTGAATCAGCTGGCGTAAGCGTGGCGGTTAACGTCACAGTAGATCCCACGGCCCCAGTTGAAGTGGCTGGCGCAACACTGATTGCCGTCGCCGGCACTTTGGGAACGCGGGTGATAGTTGGCGGAGTATTGGCCGCGGTGATATCCAGCTGAACCTGAACAATGTCAGTGCTCCCCGCATCCGGCCAGTCGCCAGAGATCTGCACTTCCGGGAAATCGAAGGTATAGGCGCCTTCAGCATTCTCCAGCGTGAAGCTAAACGGCACCGTTTCGCCGGTGAACGTTTTTTTGTAAACCTCCCAGGCAGCCTTTGACCATGACAGCGTGATTTGACCTGACGGGGTAAAGGTTGTCGGAATGTTTGCGCCGGCGAATGCCGAACCGGTACCGATGCAGCGCTGAGTCTGCATATTGTTGTTGAACTGAATGTTAAAGGTGTCGACGCAGAAGCCTGTCCCGCCATCAACACCATTTAGCCGGATGTTCGTGACCTCTTTGAAGGAGTAACGCAGCGCCCCCGCTAAATCCACCGGCGCGGTGAAATAGCTGGTATCGTCCCCCTTCGTCTCCCAGTCCAGCCCTGCAAACGTAATGGTTGCAGTGATATCACCATCGGCCGGGATTTCCATCTGGAAGGTGCCAACCTGGCAACCGCGGGCAATCTGGGCGATCCCCACATCACTGGCAAAAGTCGCCACGGAGAACGTAATGCGACCATTACCCATCGTCAGCACGTTATTTACCCATTCGGAACCGAAGCAGCTGGCAAGAAAATCATCATGCTGGTTCCAGCGAAACCGCGTGCCGACATCGCCGCCGACATCCACTGTGCCACGTGAAACGCCCTGCGCCATGCGGTCACCAGCGATTTCGTCATTGTCGTTGGTGTTCTGCGTTGGTTTCAGACCAAATGAAGAACGACGCAGCAGGTTCCACGCCCCTGCTGTAGGCGTGATTCCTGGCGTTGTCTCGCGAATAAACGCGGCTACTACTTTTGCACCTGAGCTCACAGGAGCCTCCTGTTTTTTGTGCGCTACAGAGCGCGATAAGGAATTTGAAGATTGAGCTGTAACCAGCCATCGGTCTCACCCGCCGGCACAGCAGAAACAGCGAAATAACTCAGCTTTCCGTCGTCCTTAAACTCGAATAGCTCCGTTAGCTGGTCGGCCGTTCGGGAGATAAGCAACGTCCCGGATCCGACCGGAACAAACAGCTGAATGATGAGTAAGCCCGTCCTGTGGACTACCGGCCCGTCCCCGATCTCTGTTGCGCCAGCCTGCCCAGCAATATTGGTTAGTCGGGCCCAGATATCGCGGTTACTGGGGTCAAATACCGGGCCATTGGGATAATCCACCGCATCAGAGGCAATAGCGGTCTGTGCCGCCATTCGGGAAATGACAGCGTTTCTGATTTCTGTAAGGGTCATTTGTAGGCCTGAATTACACCATTAAACGAGACGGCATAGACGCCTGTCGGCGCCTGTGTTGAGTGGCCATTCTCCAGAGGCACGGAGTAAGGCAGGTTCGACTGGATGTAAATCACCGAGTAGGCTGGCGCCTGGTCAATAATATTTTTGCCATTAAGAAACGTCATTGTCCCGCGCGGATCCGGTTCGGTCGGGACGGAATGATTAGGTTCGCCGATGCTGACAAAATGCGATGCCCTGAAGGTTCCTGCGCGATACTCAGCCGGCCGCCTGATATCCATGCTGTCATTAACACGGGCTTTCTTTCTGAGACGGCCTGTCTTTGTCAGGTTGGCAGGATCGGCATAAAGAGATTCGTTCCATTCCCCAACAGCTTTGTTGTATTGAACCGCGGTCGCGTTGATGGCCCACAGCTCCGGGTTTCCTACCGGCGACCGCTGAACGATTTCATTCAGCAGCTGAATGGCGATTGTCCGCTGGCGTAGTTTGACATCTTCTGCCACCAGCCCGGCGAATGCCGCTGGGTCAATGTTCCAGCCCTTAGCCATATCACGCCCTCCTCAGTTGAATGGAGTACGCAGCGCCAGCAGAGTCGGCAGAAGCGGTGATGACCTCGTAGCGCTGAAGCTCACCCGTAACCGGATCCGGTGCGGTGATGATATGCCCGACGGCCGGCTTATCAGTCACCTCGTTAACCAGTGCGGTTAGCTTCACATCACCATGCAGAATGTTAACGCCATCGATACGGCGCAGCTTATAGCGCGCCAGCACTCCACGCCCCGAGTAAGTCACCTGCGTTTCAGTGCCGGTTTCCGTCACCGGGTCCCAGGCACCCCGAACGGTATATGACCCAGTGAAATCCTTAACGGCATCCTGCAGGTCGGTATCGAATGCCGCGGCGACTTCGGTTTGCAGCTCGTCACGAATGCCCATTGCACCCACCAATACGCTGCTGAGGTTTAACGATCACTGTACCGTGGAGTTTGCGGGTATAAATTTCGCCATTGCGTTTAACCCGCAGCGGGAGCGGAGCAAACTCTACAACACCCTTTGCCTCGTTTGCGTAAACGACATGTCTGATCGGGTTTCCATTCACAAACACATCGCGGGGACCGAGCCCGTCGTCGGCATAATGCACATATGGATTTTGCATGTTACCCCCTTACCGCCGCTCAATATGAGCATGGATAAAGTCGGTTTTAAGCGACTCCATAGCGCCAACCATCACATAGGGGCGTCCACCGTTATGCCAGCAATCAATCGCGTTACCCTCATCATCAAGCAGTATCACTGCGACACTGTGGCAGCCGCCGTTTTCGGCTCGCTCCAGAGCCTGTTTCAGCAGGCGAATAACCTGGTCGTTATCGAGGTTGTGATGGCTGGGCTTTTGAAATGGGACCACCTTCAAATCGGACATATCACGCCCTCACAAAGAACGTCTGGAAAGGGTTAATCATCCACGGTTTGAGCATATCCAGCGCCAGCTGCAAATCAGGATCGAGTAATTCAGTGCTGGTGGTTGAAAGCTCGGCAAAAGTGCGGGAAACCTTCACATCGTCGGCCTCAACGCTTTTGCTCGTCACCACGCCGGAATCTGTTTTTTGCTGATACAGATTGCCTGCAGCGGCTACGGAAGCGATAAACGCTCCGGCTTGCTTAACTTCTTCAGGAATATGCTCCGGGTCGATATCCTGAAGGTTAAGCGCCGTCATCCAGGTGTTTGCCTGGAGCACGGCTTTAGCCTTTTTGTCGGCGGCAGCCCAGGTATCCCCCAGCAACTCGTCAACGTCCTGGATTGTTATATAAACGGTCATCGGATCCTCACCAAAAGAAACGGGGCTTTCGCCCCGTCGGTTAACCACCCGCAGAAGCAGTGAACGCGATCGCTTCAGTTGTTTTCACCACGCCGTCAACGGTAGCCGTCACCGTGAAGGAGCCGGCCGTAGCAGAGGTGAGTTTCACCGTCGAGCCACCAGCAGACCCTGTCTGTGACGTCGAAGCACTGAGTGTGCCGCCTGTAGACGTCCACGCCACAGATGCCCCGGAGACTCCTGCACCATTTCTGGTGTACTTGAGCGAAACGGTCACCGCGTCGGTACTGTCAGCAGTTGCGGAAGTTTTATCCACTGACAGGGTTACTCCCCCGCAGGGGCTTCCAGCTTAATCAGTACGCCTGCAGTGGATTTGTTACTGGTGAAATGTTTCTTCCAGTTCGCGCCGGTGCCGATTTTGGTCAGGTCAGGGTTAGCGCCCTTCGTCTCATCCCAGCTGTAACCCAGCAGTTCAACGTTAACCGTACCCTCTGCGCGATAGCCAATGGCAAGGTTTTCCTGGTCGTTGATATCGTAGGAACGGAAGCCCGGAGCCTGTGATTCCGTTACGGATACCGCGCCGGCCACCAGCCCCAGAATCGCATCAACTGGCATGGTGTCAGTTACCAGCACCGGTTTACCCAACGTGCCTGGCTGTCCGCCATAAACCACCACGCCAGCTTCTTCGTAAATTTTGTTGTCGATAGCCTGATCAACAATGTCGAAATAGGTCGTGGAATGCATAACGAACAGCGCAACACGGTTAAATTTATCGCCGTATTTACGCAGGCCACGGGTCAGCGTTTTCTTACCATCAGTGGCAATATCCGCGGATACCGTCATGTCAGCATTTGCGCCAATGGCTGCAACAAGACCCTGTAGGGCATACTTGATATAACCTTCAAGCGTTGCATCAGCGACGTCGACGCCGATCACCTCGGAGAATTCGCTAACGTCGCGACCCCGACGTTTAAACGCCTCCTCCGTGGTTTCATACGGGCCGTATTTCCACGGCGCCTTAACACTGACAGATTCACCGGCACCGATTTTTTTACCCGTTACCGGGTCGGTGGAGTTAACGTTGCGCGATTCGATAGAACCACCAACTTTATAGAAGGTGCGCTTGCGAAAATCACCCTCGATCAGTTCGTTGTCGAGAATGATTGCGCCGTTTGAAGCGGCGTTGAAGACTTCCAGATTATCCTGGCGACGCTCAAGAAACGCAGTCTGCGCGAGGTCGTCATAGATAATCAGGTCACTGTTTACGGTCGTAGGCATTGATTAGTCCTTACTTAGGCAATTTGAGATAGGCCTGCTGGCCATGTTTGCGGATGTAGTCCGCTTTGTCGCTTGAGCTCATTTCTGAACGTTTCAGACTACCGCCACCGCCACCGGGTTTATGACCACCAGCCCCGGAGCCTTCGGCGCGCGGGAACAGGTGCGGGGCCGTCTCTTTCAGAGATTCAGCCCACTCAACCGGGGTGAGCGGAGTTTTGCCGTCTTTACCGAACAGAACATCGCCATTTGCATCAACTGCTACGGCCTCGCCTTCGTCGTTGAGCTGGAATGTGCCTTTAGCACGAAGAATCAGATCGTCGGATGCTTCTGGCAGCGCGCCTGCCTTAAGCGCTGCGCTGCGGATAGCATCACCCAGGACACGATCACGGAATTTGTTGGAGAACGCTTCCGCCTTTTCAGCGCGTTCATTAGCGGCTTTGATTTGCTTATCAACATCAGCACGTAGCCGCTCAGTGCGTTTATCCAGAACCTCATCAACTTTCCCGGCGGCAATCAGCTGCGCTTCCTCATCGTCGGAAAAGCGCTGGAGAATGGTTTTCACCGCGTCGGGGTCGATACCATCAAAACGTTTAAGCGACTCGGTGGACTCTTTGAGCTTACCAAGCAGCTCGCTATTTTTATTTTTCAGGCCAGAAACCTGAGCGCTGACTTGCTCATCGATCAACTTCTGGATTTCCGGCGTAATCTCAGGCGCTCCGCCGCCGGAACCGCCACCTTCACCACCTTCGCTGCCAGCTGCCGAATAATATTTAATGAGCATGTTACGAATAAGCATGTTGTCCCCTTGGGATAGTAACTGTGGGCCTGGCCCAATAAAAAAGGCCGCCCTTAGGCAGCCTGTTGTAAATTTCAGATAATAAAAAAGCCGCGCTAAGGCGACCTCTTCATTTAGCTATTTTCTAGCATGTATTCTTTTGCATCTTTAATGGCTTTATCCATTCTCTGCAAAGAAGACTTTGGCTCTGCAATGCTTCGCACTGTGCAAATCTCTTTAATGAGCCCTCTTGCGATTACCAGCTCTTCATACAGGCTTGCAATAAGGTCTCTTTGTTTTTGTGAATCCATAACAACCTCGTCTCGTTGCTTGTCGGGTTATTGGTTGTAGGTGGTGACGATTCCGCTTTTCGGGAGCGACCCTAGCCACTGACAATACAATTAGGTGTGGTGGCCGGTGCTGCCACGGCATTCTGATACTTCAGAACGGCGGGGACTCACCGAAGTGAGTCTGGTTTCCGGCTTGCCCGTTTCTCACGGGACGCTTTGGCGCGCAGGTCAGCATCCTGCATTCACCACGAATTTACTCTATCACACTCTGGCATCCTTAAACGCCTGCGCGTCAAGGTTGCGCAATTGGTCAAGCGTCAGCCACTCGCCCCTGTCGTTGTAGAGCTCATCGGGAGACATGCCGCCATCACGAATCAGCCTGGCGCGCGTTTCTCCGACAATCTCAGCTTGTCGCGTGAACGACTGCCGGGAGAACCAGTCCTGGTAAGTCGTATCAGCCGGAACCTGTCCATCCATACTGGCGCGCGAGCTGTCCTTGATTTCGCCGACTTTGATACCCAATTCCTCGGACGATTTCAGTATGTATGTTTCGGTGCTACGACAGCAAAAGTGGATTTTCCCCGGTCCCTGCAAATAAGGCACCTTGTGCCCTATCGGTTTGTTATCCAGCGTGTACTTGAGTCGGTCGCGGATCCGACAATCCTTTGATGTCCGGTTATCCAAAGTAGATAACCACTGCTTACCCTTCAGAATGTCGTCGTTCGCCGACGCAAAGCTTTGTCTTGCTGTTGATGCAAGATGCCCTACTGCCGTTTTCGCTATGCTGGCCGCATTGGCCCGGCTCATCTGAAGCGCACCATCCTGGTAGCCGCGGTTAGCATGTCCGCGAACCTTTTTTGCGATCTGCTCATGCGTATCGCCCAGGAGAAAACCCTGCCGCACCGTATTGGATATGCGCGCCATACGATCAGCTTCGAGGTTGCTGGCCCATTCGCTTAGCAACCGCCCCTGAAATGGACGCGCCATCGCCGCGGCATAAACTGCATCCGGGGAGATGCCAACCAGTGGATGAAGAGCCAGAACATCGTCGGGAATGGCAAACTGGAAGAGGCTCATCTGAAAACTGGCCTCATGCTTCGCCAGCTCCTGCAGCTCGGTAGAGAGGGCTGCATACATGGACTGTATGGCATCCTTGTTTATGGCCCTGACACTGACCAGTAACGCTTCCAGACGCGAAACGGTAAAGCTCTCGGGATCCAGCGTATCGATAGCCACCAGCAGCCTGGCGGTAAGTTCGGCGTCGCTGTCATTCAGAACTTTTATCATCCTGTTGGCAACGCCGGTGCTGTAGCGACTAACCCATATAGCGTGGGCTATGGATTCATCCTGCAGTTTGTCATTCGCCGTTGCCATTATTGCCACCAATCAGGTTAGGCGCGCCGTTACGAATAGCGTCAATGACAGTTTCAGGGTCATCAGCGGGATCTATCAGGTCAAGCCTCTGCAGAGCTCTGACCATATCCGTGTCGCGAATCGCACCGTACTGCCAGGCATTGACGATTGCCGTTACCATGCCGGATTCTGCGACTTTGGCGATAAACTCCTGATTGATGCTGTAACGGTATTCCTCGCCTTTTATGCCGAGATATCTGGCGCACCAGCCTAGCGCCAGCGTATAGGCCTCCGAGACATTGGAAACGCAAATGCCGAGCACCGATGTGGATGCGGTTTGCTCGCCGCTGGATTGCGTGGCGGTTTTAACCGCGCCGTTCTGCTCGATAAGCCGGGCGCCAAGCTGAACAGAATAATCACGCTTACTGTCCATCGCCTCTTTAGCCAGGGTGTTTGGTTGCGCCTGAGCATAGGTAAAACTCCCCTCCTTCGGCAGCAGGAATGGAGAACGAGAACCGACACGAATTCCCTTATCCTGCAGCCAGTCACGCCAGGCGGTATCAAGACCGGAAATCACCGGCTGAACCTGACCGCAGAAAAATACGCTGTCTTCGTAATCTGCCGAATTACGATAATGGCCAAGGTTAATTTCAACGAGGGCGGCTAAAGGCGACTCGTCGATGGTGGGATCATTATTCTGCGCACCAACGAAGGTAAAGGGGATCTCATCCCAGAAATCCTCACCTTTTGGCTTAGGATGATACTCGGAAGTGACGGAAAAAGAGCCTGCGTCAGCTGACTTTCGCCATACCCGGCAGACAAACTTTCCGTTCTCCAGAGCCAGTTCGCGATACTGGATTTCATCCTCGTACGCAAAACCATCTTCCTTTTCCATGCATTCGCGTAAAACCACCAGCACCAGTTGATCACGTCCATTGATGCGTTTGGTGCGCCAGTTAATGATGCTTTCCGCCTGATAACGAAGGATGATCGCCTCGTCGGTCTCAGCTGCATAATCCGTATAAAGCCCCTCGCGCGCGGCCTCCAGAATATTTTCTGTAACCTGCTGGGACTGCTGATAAATGCTGGCACCAGCACCATCGGCGTTGTCACGAAGATAATTCAGTTTATCCGGCGCGGTCATGGTCGGGTCTTTTCTGAATGCCAGCCCCAGTAGACCCACTTTTGTATTGCCCGTTATCGCGTAGAAAACGGCGCGCTGAATGTAATCAGCATTGCGCTTTTTATTGCGTGCAGACTTATCGGACGGATCCAGAAAAGGGAGGTATTCATTCCCGGCGGCCTTTACAGCATCAGCCCCTTTGCACACGTCACGAATTTTTTTCCACACGGGCATCGCCGCCCTGACCTCAGGGCGAACATAAGTAATATCGTTATTGGCCATCAGAATGTCGTGTCCAGTGAAATAGAGAATGCAGGTCGAACGATTGGGAATTGCTTCACAATGAAGTAACCGGCGCCATCGTTGGGGTGATCGTTATCGCTCTTTTTATCCGGCTCGCCGTTTTTATCCCACACCTGTTGTTCCAGGCAGTCGGCATAGACCGGGCAACGGGCCACATTCACCTTGTACCGGCGATCGCCATTACCATTGCAGAACATGGCGTTCATGGAGTTAATGCGGTCCTTTACCGGCGGGTTAGCATCATCAACGATGACGTTAAATCCGGCCTGCCGGAGCTGCTCAATATCTGTTTTGCTGGCGTTGTTTGACTTCCTGGAATCACCAGAGGCATCCGGGTAAATATAAATCTCGCGGACCTTGCGGTAGTCACCGTCGGCATACAGCCAGAAACGTTCCTTGATGATGCGTATCATGTCGGGCGTATCGTAAGCGTTGATAATCTCTGTTACCGCGTGTGGTAAGCCGAGCCGCAATACATGGACGATCCCGGCCATCTTCCCGACGTTGAAATCCATCCCGATATAGAGCGCTTCACCTGGCTGCTCTTCCTCACTGGAATTATTCAGCACCCTGTCGAACTGATGATAAATGGTGCCACTGGTCAGGTTAGTAAACTGGCCGTTCAGATATGCCTTGATCAATTCCGGCGGGTAACTCGCCAGGAGTGAAGGAATATAGTCATCCGGCAGGTTCTTTTCGTTGTCGAATGTCGAAGCCTGTACCAGACCATACATCGACCTCAGTTCAGGCTTTTCCCTCACAGCCTTAACAAACTGGTTATAGACGAACTTAAATCCTTCAGGTGTGGTAGTCACGTCAATGCCATTACGCAGACCATCAACCTTATAACGCATACGCGCGATTATTTTTCGCCACGCCTGACGCGCCTTATCCGCTTTCAGAACGTCGAGTTCATCCACCAGCGCATTGCCGATTTTAAAGCCTACTATCGTGTCGGGCTTTTCCATCGACCGACAAATTGTCGTGCCGCGGTACTGGCGCCCACTGTAGAAATGGACCTCTTTGTTGCTTTCAACGATTTTGACTTTCAGTCCCCAGTCGTGAGCAACTTCTTCCACCGTGGGGTAGAAAATATCGCGGATCTGAGGATAGGTCGGGGCAAAGTAGCCCTGGTTTATTTTGGGGAACTCCCAGAACCCTTTGCATATTCCACCGCAGCCAACCCATGTCTTACCGGATCCAAAACCAGCTACATAGGCTTTGAACTTCTGCTGCATAGCCAGAAAACGAGCCTGGGGAACGTTAAGCGTCGGAGCTATCGCCATCCTCTTCCCTCACTCGCGCATCGACTACGTTGATATTGATCGCAACTGGCGTTGGTTCGTCATCTTCCGGGTCAGCGGCCAGCTCTTTACGGAGCTTGTCGATCTCCAGCTGCCGGCGCTCGATTTCAATCTGCTGTAGACGCTGGGCGAACTCACTGTCAGCCAGGCCGAGACGTTTCATCACCGCCTCGTACATGCGCTCACGGCTGATGGCGGTTATCTCAACGCCATTCTTACCAAGCTTCACACCGGAATAGGCAAGCGCAGCATCCGGCGCCAGCTTGCGCGTATCGGCGAAGAAAGGCTGGCCGATGCCATCACCATTACAGCGAGGACATTTCGGGTTAGGCGAGCTGGTATGGTCGTAACCGTAGCCGCCTCTGTCGTTTGGCTCTTTCCCTTTCTTCGCTAAAGCCTCAGCCAGCTTCTCTTCGAACTCAACCGCATCGCGCCATTGATACTGGTGACCGAAGCCCCAGCAGTAACGGCAGCTCCCGCGGCGATACTGAGAAAGCTGGTTAGCATCGAAGGTGGCCAGGCGCCACATCTGCTCAAGCACTTCATCAGCACTTCCCAGCGTGCGCACAATGGATGCTTTCTGCTGCTGCGCAATAGCCTGCGCAACGTTAGGATTCGTTAGAAGCTGACGCCCATAGTTTGGGTCGCTGTAGCCTGCACGCTCAGCGGCAGCCGTAGCGTTATGGTCCTTAAGGTATTCAGCAATGAAGCGCTTTACCTTTGGACTCAGTTTGCTATCCACCAGCTCTTCTGCGCACTTTTCCTTTTGCGCAGTGCGCAGTTTCTTCTGCGCAGGTTTTTGCGCAGTTTGCGCAGTGGGTTTCTTGATGTATCGGCGGGCAGTAGCGTAATTCAGTCCCTGCGCTTCACACCAATCCTTCGGTGATACGCCGGTTGCGGCATGATCGGACAGGAACCGTCGCTGAAGCTCGCCCCAGTCCGGTTTTGCCATGGATTATTCCTATTTAACGTGAGGGAGAAAAAGGAATTACTGATTCTCCATAAAATATTCACTTTTATGTTTTGGAATTAAGGCTCTTTAGTTCAGGAGTTATTATGAAAAGAATTATGCTTGCTGTTTTTGTGATCTGTGGTGCGCTGTCTCTTTCAGGATGTTTCCTTCCCCCTGGGCCTCATAGCGGCGGACATGGTGGAGATCACTTCCATGGTCCAGAGCATCGTTAACCGCCTGAGGACTTTCATTTTACAGAAATGAAAAAGGCCGCAAAATTATGCGGCCTTTGGTCACTACCAACCAGCGTATAAAGAATCTCTCAGGAGCCAACAGAGAGAGGTGCATCTATCCGGCTAACTAACCTCTGGCGTTCTGATGTTGGCAGGCAGAGACGTTATGAGAGTATTGAGTATTTCAAAATACACCGGGAGAAACAGACAATGATATCAGTCCATTGTCTGACGGGCATTATCACAGGCACTCAATGAATACCTGCTGTAATGCGGTCAGATACCAGTTTATAACCTGACCAAATGTTACTTAGATCACAATCCATAGAACCACCCACCAATGCCAAAGGCTGCAGCGATCACCAGACAAGCAATTGCCGTTTTAGGCATTAACACACCGTAAAATGCAGGAGACAATCCCAGGAATAAAACCATTAGCACTGGCCACATACTAAGCAACAGGAAAAAGTAGCCATTTATTCCACCGCTGCTAAACGTCACATTCACTCCAAACCATTACCCGGACTTTCCATAGCTTGGTTGCTTCGTTGCATGATATCATACAACTGCCCCTTATACAGGAGCTTTAACATTATCACAGGCACTCGATGAATGCCTGCTGTAATGCCTTAGCTGACTTTCTCAGCGGCAGTATCAAACAGCGCCAGCGCTTCGGTCGCTTCCTGGATTGCCTTACGGGTCTTCGAGACAATCTCACTTTCCGTGAAAACACGATCGAAAGAGTCAGCGAATAGCTCAGACTTCAGATAGCTGTCGCCTACCCAGTCAATGGCCAGCTTGGCCGCTGCGGTGTCATAATTAACTTTCTTGATTATATCCAGGCGGATTTGCTCGGATGCAGTGATCTCTGACATGTCTTACCTCTGTGCGATGTGGGGAGTATTATCGAAGCCATTCGACAAAATAGCCTCTGTGATGCTTTTGCATTTATCTTTGCCGTGTGTACAAGCTGAACGGTTTCCTTACGGATGCCTGTTACGCACAATAAAAAAGGTCGCATAAAAAATGCGACCTTTGGTTGGTACCAGTTAGAAAACTAAAATCTCTCAGGAGCCACCCGGGAGAGGCTTTTCTGCTTTTTAACTGACCACTGCCGTTTTGGTGTTGGCTGGCAGTGATAACGTGGTGATAGCTTCATTTAAGTTATCGAAAGCATTTAAATATCGAAAGAGCTCATTGAACCAATCATTTTCAACTTGCCGGAACATTCAACCAGAGCACCAGGCATCTCTGCTGGTCTTTTGATGGCAATTCTCAGCTCTCCCGAACGAGGCCGGTAACTAACAATTTATTCGACAGTTCCTTCGGCATTAACCCAAAGATCTAGATGCTTGATGTAGCGTTGGATGGGCACATAAATAACCACCCCATCTACAAGGTTAACGGACTTGATAACATATCCCTGCGGAGCTAAATAATCCCCATCACAATGAGGGTGAATAGAGTGCTCGTCACCGTATCGATAACCATGCGGAAGTTGAGGGAGTGAATTTCTTGTCATGGGCAGCTTCTTAGATAGAAGGAATTGAAAATCCATAGTGCCTTAATGCACCTGACTTAGATACCAACTTTTCATTTTTCAGCGCTCTGTTGTCTCGTATTCTGATTTTTTGTTCATGTGGCCATGTAAATTTCAATACCTAAAGTGTTCTGCGTTTGTAGCTGAATTACCTGGAACCCTTCTCTGTGAGCTGCGAGCAATTGGCCTGCACTGCTTTGTTGTGCGCCAGGATGTCACGCTTGGTCTGCTTATCCAGTACGTCGATATCGTGGTCGGTCAGGTAGATGATCCGCACCCAGCTGCAGGCCGTATCAACGACTACCGGGGCGGGTAAAGTGCTCGCGCAGCTCCCGATCAACATCGTCATCAGGCATATGGCTAACAGTCTGCTGTACATCACTGGCCCCTTTCGTGACTTCAGCACGGCGTTCTGCCGCGGCGACAGTAGCAGCGGCGTTTTCTTCGGTACGCTGCTGATCGGCTTTGGCTTCCGCCTTACTGGTACCGCGAGCGTGACCAATGCCAAACGCGCCAGCAATAGCGCCCAGGATGACGACCACCAGTCCCGCGATAATTTCAAAGCTCATTGCTGCGGCTCCTTCAGTTCGTCGGCCTTTTCTTTCAATGCTGGCTGGCGTACGTATTGCGATAGCACGGCCAGCACCACCAGCGCCGGGCTAATCAGTGCAACGATGTTTGGCGGCAGGATGTTTTTGATATCCGGCGGCAGCATCGCCCAGGCGTGCAGCGCAGCATCCGGGAACGACTGCGCCCACATGCCAACCAGCGCGCCGATAGCTCCCAGCTTTACAGACCACGTTTTCAGCAGCAGGCTGGCATGCCCTACGAACTCCAGCCGGGTGTATTTGCGCAGAAGTAACAGAACGAGCACAGCCACCAGCACGAGCAAAACGAAAATGATCATCTTCACAGGACACGCTCCTTAACCCAGCCGTAGAGAAAATCCTCGTTGGCTTCGCGGCCCTCCGCCAGTTCGAGATATCTGGCGCCCTGGCTGCAGTTCAGTGCTCTCAGCAGCACCTGCTCGCCTTCTTTCCCGCGGGCAGAAAGATACCCCTTCAGAGCGGTGATAGTTCGGGGTCCAATCACGCCATCCGGGATAAGGTCGGGATAAAGCTTCCCACGCATATTCATTGCCGTCAGCCAGCGCTGAAAGAACTTACTTGCGACGCTAGGCCCCATGTTCACGCCAGTGTCGCAAAGCTCATCCGCCAGTAACGTAGATAGAGCTGCCACCTGGTCAAACCGGGGTCCGGTCCAGTAATCGCTCAGCAGGATTTGCTTTGCTGTTTCCCTGGGCAGCTCTCGCATATCTCCGGTATAGCCATGTGCGCGAGCTATGGTCTGCGTGATGCCCCAGCGGGTTGGCCCGCCTTTATCAGAGGGGTGATCGACATAACCACCCTCTTTTCCGAGGATCCCCTCGATAATCTGATCTGCTGTCATGGCGCCTTAACTCCGGTAATGCGTTCCCATAAATAGGTCAGAGCAACAGAACCCATTGCCCCGCTAATTCCGGAAGTGGCCAGTATCATGTAAATGCTCAGTCCGCTTTCAATGCTCACCAGGCCAGCAATAACGCCGGTAAACCCTGAAACCACCATTTGGGCAAGAGCATTGATCAAGCTCCATGTTGCCTTGCTCTGCTTCACATCTATCAGGTAGCGGACAAGTCCACCCCAGCAAGCAATGATCAGCAGAACCAGCCAGGACATCCCGGCAATGCTCTCTTTGTCTTGCATACGTTTAGCCATAGTTACCGCCTCCGATGGAAGATCGGGAAGCTGTGTGTTTGAAAAGGGTCAGGCCCGTCAGGCTGGATTTAACAACGAAGCGTGTCGATGATGATTCCTGCGGGACCTGATAATAAAAAAGCCATGCAAATGCATGGCCTTGTGATTTGAATCCGTTATTTACAAAATGTATTCGAGACAGTATCTTTCGACTTCCGGACAAAAAAACATATACCGGGACAAAATCTAAATGTAACTGCCTTGCCTGCATGAAACCATGCGGGCTTTTTTTTGCCCAAAGAAAAAGCCCACCGAAGTGGGCCTTACAGCTATCATCATTTTTTATTAGGTGTGGTGCCGGGTGCCTCCCGGTAAGTCGCCGCCAGTCCACAGACGACTCGCAATGCGCAAAAAAACATATCAGACTGGCAATGCCCCTCCGCATAGGGGGATTCACCACACCAGAAATTTAACATTCAGTCTTTCTGGTTTCAATACTCTGCTTGTCTGAGGTATCGGCTCACCATAACCGCCCAGCCTGATGTTATCAGCGTGTAGCGGCTTGTTTTTCTCTTTGATAAAATTGATTCGCAAATGATTAAAACATCAACTGGTGAAAATATGAGTAAGTACTCAGACCTTTTACAGGTAATCAAGTCCCGGGTTTGTCAAAATAACAACTTCCCCCAAACATTACTGGCAGACTCACACAGTTACAGAGCCAGGCAGGTTTGGTATCGAATAGGACAAATATTCACTCTTGAATGTATTCTCGATGAGTACAGGAAACATTTTTCATCGGATTATTATTATCTTGATAACGATAAGGCTCTTCATCACCTTATCTTCGAAATGACCAAGTGGAAACCTGAAGAGATTAGAAGACTCTCGCTAAACGACTGTCTCTTTATCATTGCCAGTCAACTAAAGCCCAGTTATATGTCAGAAGATGCTGCCGCTGTCCTGGCGTCACTCAATCTGCCGACTGGCCACTATCCTGTTGAGGATTTTCCACAAGAGGACTGGGATCCCAGGGAAAACTCAGTATTCCTTGAAAGCTATCAGTAGCGACTCGCCCAATCTCCGCAGAGATCTGACTCAGCCGCTCCTCAAGAGCGGCTTTTTCTGCTATCAGACGGTTGAAGTGGGCAAGATAGATTTTCTGTTGCCCAAGCCAGTCTTCAAGCTGTTGAGTGGTCATGCCCGGGTTAAAAAAATATGGTTGCTGCATAGCTTCCCCCAGATAAGTTACGCATTGTGATCGGGATTCGCTTCAGACGCTGGCCCCTCTGCCGTTCTGGTGCTGGTTGACGGAATCGAACAGCCGACATCCTGCTTACAAGGCAGGCGCTCTACCTTCTGAGCTAAACCAGCAATCTGGTTCAGGGCTCTGCGCGGAGGGCTTTAACGTATCGTGCAGCACGTCTCTACCCAAGAGCCCTGACCGGATTGCAGATACGAAAAAGCCCCGGCATTTGCCGAGGCTTTAAATTTTTTCTTCAACGGTGAACACACAATGCCCATCGTTAGAACAAATTAACACGAATTCGGGAAAAGTAAATATCTCACCGCGTTATTTGTTTGAGTTGCGCCTCTGCCCACGCTTCCTCTATATCGAATTTAGTGATCAATACGTCGAAGAACGGTTTAACCGATTTCTTCCAGGTATCCAGAGTGATGGCGTCCGTTATCTGGCAAATGGCCCTATGCACAGCAGTGGAGAGGTTTCGCTCATACCCGCGACCACCACAGCGTTTACAGTTACCCATCACAGGCACTCCCTGCTTCTCCGTCTCATCCTGGTTCACTACCTTCCCCCGACCGTGGCAGTCGTTACAGGCGGCGCTAACAGTCCCTTTTCCCTTGCACTTTTGGCAAAGCACCCGGACCTGCTCCCGGACCGACTTCACCTCCTCCCAGTATGATGGATAGATCCCCTTTGTAACTTTGACCCACTTCGGCGGTTTGCCGTCCGGATACGTTACTTTGTTGGTGAACGCCACTGCGTCGATGAATCCAGACCCATTGCAGCAGTCGCATGTTTTTTTACTGGAAGCACTGCGGGAGTAATCCTCAAAGGCGTACTCTGCGAGGATCCGTATAACCCGGGGTTTTACGCTTGGCGAGAGCTTTCGCAACGCAGCAACCTTATCGCATTTTGTCAGCGCGTACTCAGCCAATAGTCCGATAGCCCGATCCCGGTCATTGTTGCTTATGCCCATCTTGCCCAGGAAAGCGCTATACCCCATAGCGGCACGTTCCTGGGTCATGCCCATTGCTGCCATGATGTCGGTGCCGGTCAGTGAATCAGAGGCGGTAGCACGCGGAGAATCGCTAATCAGCGTGGATTTTGCGAAGTGGTATTTCACTGTGTTTTCAAGATTCACGCTGCGGCCCTCTTTGGCTGTTTTGGTTTGGTCTGGTTCAGGTTGTGCTTTGCTACTGGCGGCATACTGGCGCGCTTAACGCTCTCGGTTTGGTACTGCATGAAGTGATCGAGGGTCATAGAGAATCCCCAATGATGATCTGCCCTTTCTCGCCCCATATTTTGGTGATGCGGCAATCCCAGACGTGTGAATCATCCTCATAGAGGGCGTCCATTAGGGCTTTCAGCATATTGTCGCAGTCGGGCTTTGACTGATGTGGACGTCCTGCGTATTGCGCTCTCTTTTTCTGACTCCAGCTTTGCGGCATAGGCATGACGAACGTGACGTGAGCGCCGGAGTCTGGCAGGTGAATTTTGCGCAGACGAGCTTCATCACAGAACGCCCGGTAACGTATTACTTCCGGACGCTGCTTCCACTTATCAGCTCTGGTCATCCTGGGTTTGCCGATGGGCGTGATATCGTAGATTTTCATGATTTGATGAGTCCCTCTTTCCGCCAGATTTCCAGGGTGCGCATTACCCCCTCTGCGTGCATCAGGCGCAATTCGTCGTAGGTGAAATCGGTGGTTTTGGTTCTGCCGTCAATTACGTCATGGCACCCGTTGCAGGCGATCGCCGCCTGAGTATCGTCAGGCTTGCATCCTGTGCCGCACGTACCCGCCAGGCGGTAATGCGCCAGCACGCTGGTTTCCGGGTTGCCGTTGCAGTGCCCGGGGATCCGCACAGTACATTCGCGGCCACGCGCCTCTTTGCGTAGGTTCGCCATACTCACCCCCACATCCTGTTACGCCAGCGAGAGTCTGGCCGCGGCGGGTTTTTGTCCTCCACCAGCTGCGCGCTGACGGTCCATGTCATAAAGTCAGGGTTTAAGCTTCGTTCGACCTTTACGCCCCGCTGACGATATCTCGCTACCAATTCTTCGGCCTGCTGGGTTGTGCATTCGAGATGGTGAAACCATGAGTATTTCATCAGCATCACCCCGCGAAGCTTAAAAGCTGGTTGGCGGCGTTTTCAGCTTCCTGCAGGCTGTTGAAAGAACGAGAGAGGATCCACCGCCAGAGAACATCGAGCGATGCTTTGTACAGTTCCTGGAACTCGCATTCGTCCATGCTTGCGAAAGAAATGCTGCGAGGGTGTTTTTTCAGCGTGCCGTCCGGCAGCTGTATGGCGTCATAGTGGCCGGCTTCAACGATGACCCACGCCCGGTAAGCATCGAAGGATTTGCAAATACTGATATAGCCGAATCGCTTCTCAGCTATCCGGTCGAGATATTGCCCGGCGGCATCAAGCAACGCCGATTCACTCCCGCCATATGCAGCAAGGTATTTGGCGTAACCTGTGATAAGCCTGCGCTCGTTAGACGAAATCGCCCCGCCGGTAGGTTCCCAATATTCAAAGCCGAGATTGAGTAAAGCAAAGTAACGGCGGTGAAACGCCGGATTGCGGACAAGCTTATAATCGGCTTCCAGAACGGATCCGAGCTTGCATTTTGATTGCAGAAAATCACTGGTCTCCGGCGTCGCGGGGATCAGGATACCTTGAGATTGTTTTATTAAGTGCAATTGCGCCATGGCTTCTCTCCGTGGCGCAGTAGGTAACGGTTGTTCAGGCCGTTGATTTCATATTATCAGAAGGTGGGAGAACTCGGTAGCCAAGTCGTTCCGCAAATTTCATAAATCCGTTTAGAGTAAAAACTTCTTCTTCGGGCAATAAAGGTCGCATTGAAATTATGCCATTAACCCTGTAAATCAGATGCCTTCCTTCGGCCGGGAAGCTACAAATAATGGTGCCATCCGATCTCCTGACGACATCGTACCAGGAATGATTAGTAGGAACCTCAATACCATCACTCACACTACCCCCTGAGCGACATACAGACGCAAATAAAAAGTCCGGTGACAGCACGCTCATTGCGAAGCTTTGGGAAATGCCAGCCACCAAAAGGTGAATCAGTAAAACCAGTCGTCCGCGCTTTCCCACGTCTCTTGCAGGATTTGTTCAACGCGTTTTTTATCGCCATCAGCGCCACCCAAAACGCTAAGGCCATCGTTGCTTGTGCGTCGAATGGTTAATTTGCAATCATCATAGGACTGGGACAAGCGGCGCAGCAATTCTTGCTCAAGCGCAGGTATGGCGCCATCAGGGAGTTTTTTATGTTTATCAATTGTGACTTCAACTTTCATGGTTAGCACCTCACATGGATACTGTATAAACAAACAGTATACCGGTTGTGTGAAATGTTCAACCCCTCTGCCGCACTTTTTGCCAACACCATGCTTATGTTTAGATTGATGTTTTTCCATAATAAAAAACCCGACGAAGCGGGTTTTATCATACTGCAATGTCTTTTTTCAGGCACATATCCGGTATATTAGCCCTCACCGGCGCCTCAGCATACTTCGGAGTTACCTAAACGGTAGGGATTTGACGACAAACGCCCTTTTCAAGGTCTTACCAGACTAAATTTTATTGTATCCCGATATATCCCTGGATGGCCTGGCACAAACTTACACTTTTTAATAGCAACCTCAGTTTCCCTGAAGAAAACCTCATCGCCCTTAATGTCTACTGAGTACACTTCGCCTTTATCATTAACCCATGCTGCATAATCGACACGCCCTTCAGTTCTCATTGCCTGAGCCTTGACTGGCATCACTGGCGTGGGACAACTTATACGCGAAGGTGCTATTTCTTGTTTATTATCAAGAGCAAACACCACGGTTGATATAAGGGAAGCACAAACCAGAAGTGATGTTTTTTTCATAAACGATACCAACTGTTGTTTTCCATACGTCCAGAGTTCACTAATACGCATTTTGCATGCAACGCCGGAGAACGCAAGGTCAACGTTAACCTTGTTCTGCTCGTCTTTCGGTTTGGCTGCAATGCTCCACTTCGACATACCCCCCTCGGTTGATGGAGGGGGGTATAATTTATTTTTGTTCGTAAGGGTCGCCTTTCATAAGCAAACTTTCGGGTATGGGTTGAGGTTTTAACCTGTCAATAAGAGCATTAATCTGTACTGAATCTGTTGATGCCCCGATGGCAACTGCATATGTTTTCCCATCAAACTTATGTTGAATAACGTCAAACACTAGGACTGGTCTAACTATAACTGGCTCATTGGCAGACTCAACCGTTAACTCAGTAACCCTTAATTTATCTCTTGGATAATCATACCGTTTAATTTGCCCTGTTAGACCTTTTCCTATAAGCAAAAAATCGACTTCCATAAATCCTCCGCATAGTAGGCAGCTGCCCATTTATGCTGACCACATTAGCATTTGGTTTGAATAAAAACATGCGACAGACAATGATTTATCGGCTATTACGTCAAATCTGATGCCTCCTGCGGGGCGGTTGCGAGCATGGCGGCGCGGCAGGTTTTCTCCACCCACTCCAGATACTTCTCTTTCACCCCTTCATCCAGTCCGCCGCAATCGACGAGATTAACAACCAGTTCGCGAGCCAGTTTTTTGAAATCCGGTATTACCGGCGCTGGCTGCGCGTGGCGATAGAGCGTGAGGAACTCTGCATTTTCCCCGGCATTCTCTTTGAGGAATGAGAACTCGTTTTCGGTAAGCTCTTGCCAGCCTGTGGTTAAGCCGTTGTAGGGATTGCGCTCCCGGTACAATATCACCGGCTCGCTGGCCTTTTCGGCCAGCGCCATACGGGCCAGTTCTTTGCTTTCGCCATGCTTCAGGAATCCATCTTCAGCGATTTCCTGCAGGCGCTCTCTGGTTAATTTGCTGGTCATTAGTTAAGCCCTCACCCAGCCTTTGGATGTACTGCGGATCTTTCCCGATTTACGTAACGCCTGAAGCCGGCGATCGAGAATGCGGAAAGGTTCTGGCTTATTCTCATCCTTTGCGATGCGGCTGCATTCTTCTGCTACATCCATGACGTACAGGCTGGAAAATGGCATAGGATGCGCATCAATTTTGCTCATTATTTTTGAGTCGAGTAATTCATATTTGGTCATTGGTTGGCTCCTTCTAACGCCGCTGCTATCTCTTCGAAAAAGCCATCTCGGGTATGGCTGGTCATTGCTGGTAAAAATACGGACATCAGCCTGTTTGTGTTGCAGTTCTCATCGTCTGCGAACAGAGCGATTTTTTTATCCAAGCGCACTTTCGCTTCCTGCAACTGCTCGTTTTTCTTGTTAGTGCGCTGGATATAGTCGGCAATGATTTCTATAGCCTTGTTTGTGTATTTTTCGACGTGTTCAGTCATGTGAACCACCTATCGCCTCAATCGTTTCCAACAACAACCGGCGGCGCGTATTTTCTGCAAAGTGACGGCGCCCGGTTTCTTTGTGGTAAAACTCGTTTTTGCCGACGACCCACATCCGCTCTGTCTGGTGCAGTTTTTTTACCTTCGGACCGTCTTTGGTGATCACGGTGCCGGTATGGGTTTTTACGATTGTCATACAGCCTCCCCAAGCACCCAGCGCAGAGCCGCCGCGTATTCACCGCTGGCACCTTCGAGGGCTTTTGTGATTTCTTTGCGTGATTTGAGACGCGGCTTTGCTTCACCGAGAATCTGGCGTTGTCGACGAGCTTTTTCGTGGCCATTAGTACCAGCTGTTGCCCGCTCGATTTCAGCGACTTTCTCCCGCTGTTCTTCGGGTTTAAGCGATGCCAGCTGACGCGCCTGGGTAACGGTAACTGTGCCAGCCTCTACCGCTTCCCTGACGGCCTGAGTGGCATCGAGAAGGGAAAGCGTTGCACGAACGGTCTGAACGCTGCAGCCAAACAACACTGCAATGTCGTCCTCATCGAGCCCGCGGTCGAGCTGGTCTGACATTTTTTTAGCCCGGCCAAGCGGTGTATCAGGTCGACGAATTTCGTTTTCGCTGACCATATATTTAGCCATCTGATTTGCTGATCCGCGCTTAACTACTCCAGGTACAAGCAGTGGGTCTTTGCCTTCTTTCAGACGGAGTTTATTTGCCTCCAGGGTATGTTTAACGCGCTGACGGCCAACAACTACGCAGGTGAGCCCCGTTTCAGGGTCTTTCCAGACGATGATCGGCTCAAGTACACCCAGCTCCGCAATGTTCAGTACCATCCCTTCCTCAATAGGCAGGTGTACCCACTCATCATAAAGTGGGTGGGTCTTATCGGTGACCAGGTGCAGGTTTTCAGGCTCGAAATTGAGCACGTTTGTTTTGCCGCTGGCACCGTATACATCGATTGAATTCTTAGCCATGAATAGCCTCCTGAACATCTAAAACTCGCTGAAAAACAGGACTGCCAAGCAGGCTGTAATTCATCCCAACAGCAACTTTCGGCACCAGGCCAAAACGCTTCATGTCAAAGTCGATGACGGCCCGCTGATCGCGGAAAAGCCCCAAACGACCATGCCGGACAACCTCGCCAGTCGCTTCTGCTTCGGCAAAATACCGCTGGACAGTAGCGCGGCTCAGCCCAAGTTTTTTCATTGCCTCGGCGGTCGTGAGTCGCCCCTGATGTCTGGTGATACGAATCACTGCGCGGACATACTCCCGGCGCTCAACAGCAGAAAATGCTCTAGCCATGTTTTCCTCACTTAACGACGCGCAGATGGCGGACGTTTTTGCGATAACTATCCCAGTCGAAGTTCACCCACATGCCGCCGTCCATCTGGAGACGGTCGAGAATGCGCGCGCCGAGGGTGTCCGTCAGAGATTCGTAGTTCAGGTTCGTCAGGATGCCGACCGGACGCATCGACGACAGGCGGCGATCGATAACCTGGTTCAGAATGACCTTTTCGCCGCTGCTGCCGCGCTGAATGCCTACTTCGTCCAGGATGAGCAGATCTACCCGGCAAAGGTCGTCCAGAAGCGAAGCCTCTGACTGCCCGTCGTCGTAGCACTCGCGAACACGTAGCATCAGGTCAGGAATAGTCACCACCAGCACAGAGCGACCACCAGCCAGCAGGTGATTTCCGATTGCGGCCGCCAGATGGTTTTTCCCGGTTCCCGGCGCTCCGCTGAATACGAAACTGGCGAACCCTGAACCGAAGTTCTGTGCGTAACTTTTCGCCATCGTGAGCGCCCGGCGCTGACCATCTCCTGCCACCTGGTAATTTGCGAACGTGCAGCTCCGATGTAGATCTTGAATTCCCGCTCGTCCGAATATTTTTTCAGCACGGGTACGCTGGTTTTGTTTTTCCAGTTCTTCGCAGCGTTTGCGCCCTTCCTCGGCCTGCCAGGTTCTCCACTCCTCTACACTGCCAAACTTAGGCTCTACACCCGGAGGGATGAGTTTTTTCAGCCGCTCCAGCGCACTACCAGTACCAATCATATTTTTCATCACTACCCCCTGAACCCACTCGGAATTAATTTATCTGGCTGGGATATTGAGTTCGGATCCCGTTTACCGGTTGGTACTTCGAAGCTCCACAACTCCTCGTAGTGCTTTGAGGGACCGAAAAACGTGGACGCTTGTTTCACGTACTCAGTGTTGAGTTTTCCGGCAGCAGTGACGTAATCCGCATATCGTCGAACACCATCGGTAAGCTCCTGCGCTGTTGCGCCTGATTTAATTCGGGCAGTCCAGGCTTTGAACGCATCGACCTTGCTATTGCCTCCTGCGCGCTTTGGGTATTCCCTCCAGGCCAGTTCAAATTCCTCCGGGTAACTGCTTTTCGGCTTTTCAGATGGAGCTTCATCGGAGGATCCACCATCTGGGGGGGTGGCGGAGCCATGCCCCGAAAGATCTTTATCTTGTTCTTGTTCCTGATCCTGTTCCTGATCTTGGCTTCGAAGCCCCTTCGAAGCCCCTTCTGGCGTTGGGCACGATTCGCGTTTGACATTCAGATGAAAATCATCCTTATAACGCTCGTAAAATAATGAAAGAAAAGGGTTTTCTGTAAGTGATGCATACTCACTCCTGACCCCCGCACAACGGTTATCACCTGGCTTTAATGCCTTGCCTACCTGGTAGGCGGCCATTTCATGCACCCAGACCATCTCTGTGTCCTCGTCATAGCTACAAAACCCCGCTTCGATGGTGCTTTTAAGCCCCTTCGAAGCCCCTTCTAAGCCCAGCCCTGTTTCATGGGCGATATAGAGAATTGGCAGGTAATACAAACCGAGCATGTTTGCGTGTGGCGAGGTCATGAGATAAAACGAGACCACCTGCGCTTCAGCGCCTTTTTTCCGCAGTTCCCGACCTGTTTTCCCCAGCCAGAATTGCGGTGCGACTGTTGCATAGTCACGCATAGATACCCCTGAACTTATGACGTTGGTTTATCGGTCTTTTCTGCGTGTTGAAAGACAATATCAACCCACTGAAAGACACATTTTTGACAGATGGATACGCCGGGGCCGGCAATGAGAACGCCTGCAACCTCAATATTGCTCGCTCCGCAAAAGTAGCATTTATGGGTCGTTTGGGCGTTTACCTCAGTCTTTGTTCCTGACATACTTACCTCGCAATTACCTCTTCGTTTTTGCACCTGAAAGCCGTTGGTGTTACAGCACCGCGGCTTTCGCCTTTTTGATACCCGACATTACAAAACCCCCAGCATTGAAGTGACGATGGCCATCAGTGGCGCCGTTAGTTCTGGGTCAACCCGGAACATCTCGACAATTCCCTCGCTCAGTTCTTTCAGCTTTTGATGACGTGGAGCTCCCATGGCAACGGCAACCTTCGCTTCGCTGGTCTCTTTCTCCAGCCGTGCCAGTCGGGACATGAAATTGTCTTCAGGCAACAGGCGGTGGCGAAATTCCAACGGGAGGACGGCCATGATGGCTGGCGTCAGAAGACGCACATTCGCGCGATACTTTTCAGAATCGACCTCGTTATCCAGGTAACGGAAAAGCTTCTGGCGGGCGCGGCTGATGTCCGCGGGAAATTCAATTTCTTCCCCGCCCTGCTGGCGCCACTCATCGATGATGTATGCCGAAACAACATCCTGACCTTCAGCAGCGGCCCAGGCGCGAACGGCAGAACGAATGCCGTCGTGATCTGCCACTTTCGCCTGATTTCGCTTTATCAGAGCGCCGGGGTTGAATCCGGTATTTTGTTGAAAGGAAAGTGTTTGCATGGTCATCCCGCCAGATTTTGTGAAGACAAACCGTCGTTTGGATTTGGGTAAAGGTCTGGGCGAAGTTCATGCGGAGTAACGCCGGTTACCCGGAAGATTTGGAAAACCCGAGACTGAGGAACGGCTCCCCCATGGCGATGCTTCCAATGGCTAATAGTCATAGATGAGACGTCCAGTTTTTCTGCTAGCTTCGTTGCGTCACCAGCGATCTGTATGGCTTTTTCTAATGCGTTCATAAACCACTCCGTTAAAGTTACAGAGAGAATTAAACATTATGTTTATTTTAATGTCAACTTTATGAATGTTGAGATGGTAAACATTTAGTTTAAAATCGTGATATATGAGAAAAAATACGCACCAGTCCGACAACCCACAGGTCCAAAGGCTCAATGAAATAATTGAGATGAAGCGCATATCCAAAGCGGATATAGCGAGAATTTGTGGTGTAAGTTCGCAATCGGTTAACAACTGGTTTGTGCGGGGAGCGATCGGAAAGAGCTCTGCCATAAAGCTCGCTGATGCTCTTGGCGTAAGCCTTGAGTGGGTTTTAGGTCAGGACGTCGATGCAAATGATGGTTTACGCCCGGACGAGAAGCGGTTGCTGGAACTCTATAACCAACTCCCCAACGAAGAAGAGCAACAGAACATACTGCGGATCGTATCTCTGCGGCTCAAAGAGCTCGATGAGTTGTATGCCAAGTACATGGGGCGGCGGATTAAGGGTGATGGCGAGTGACAGTTAAGGGCGGTCTTATGAGAATTGGTATAGCATTTCCGGCGAGCGTGTTCATCATTGCAGTCGCTTTTCTGGCGTGGTTCATTCTGGGTGGCTATGCGACTCCAGGTACATAAGGCAGATCCAACATGAGTGCAGATTTTAAAGAAACTTGCAGAATGGCTAGACAGCCAGTCCTCTGATGCTCCGCCTAAATAAGATTTAAACAATGCAGAGGAAGCATGTCTGACTTAGTTATCCCCATACTTATTACTTTGCTGATTATCGGGTTGGTTGGGATAGTCCTCAGGCTGGACAAAATTTTCTTCAAGCGAAGGAGTGGGCGGGATGACTTTGAGTAAGCCAGACCGGTAGTTCGATGTTTTTTGGTAATGCCGCAGACGTACAGGAAGCATGGATAGGCTGTTTAGGTTGGCGAAATTAATAATAATTATATGAGGGATGGTTATGGATGGTGGCACTTTACAGGATATAAAGATATCTCTTAGGGTAATGACTCCAACTTACTGATAGTGTTTTATGTTCAGATAATGCCCGATGACCTTGTCATGCAGCTCCACCGATTTTGAGAACGACAGTGACTTCCGTCCCAGCCTTGCCAGATGTTGTCTCAGATTCAGGTTATGTCGCTCAATTCGCTGAGTGTAACGCTTGCTGTTAACGTGCAGCTTTCCCTTCAGGCGTGATTCATACAGCGGCCAGCCATCCGTCATCCATACCACGACCTCAAAGGCCGACAGCAGGCTCAGAAGACGCTCCAGTGTGGCCAGAGTGCGTTCACCGAAGACGTGCGCCACAACCGTCCTCCGTATCCTGTCATACGCGTAAAACAGCCAGCGCTGACGTGATTTAGCACCGACGTAGCCCCACTGTTCGTCCATTTCAGCGCAGACAATCACATCACTGCCCGGCTGTATGCGCGAGGTTACCGACTGCGGCCTGAGTTTTTTAAGTGACGTAAAACCGTGTTGAGGCCAACGCCCATAATGCGGGCGGTTGCCCGGCATCCAACACCATTCATGGCCATATCAATGATTTTCTGGTGCGTACCGGTTTGAGAAGCGGTGTAAGTGAACTGCAGTTGCCATGTTTTACGGCAGTGAGAGCAGAGATAGCGCTGATGTCTGGCAGTGCTTTTGCCGTTACGCACCACGCCTTCAGTAGCGGAGCAGGAAGGACATCTGATGGATATGGAAGCCACGCAAGCACCTTAAAATCACCATCATACACTAAATCAGTAAGTTGGTAGCATTACCAAAGAATAGACCCATAAACATACTCCCTGCACTAACCCACCTCTCGTTATAAACTTTTTGTTTACGTTTAATTACTCATAATGTTGACACAACATTAAACATTGTGTTTAATTAACTCCAGCAACACCCCACCAAGGCAGGACGCCCACGAAGTAGCTGCCCGGAGCATACGAATTCCGGGATGAGGTGGAAATATCAATGCGCAGTAGGTAGTAACGTTCCGCTGGCCGGCGACAAGGCAATGAGGGTGAGATGAGTAAGGTAAAGGTGGCGCCTATTGAACTCGAAATAGACGCCACGGAAGTAATCAATCAGGTCGAGGAACTACTGGGGTTACTTGAGCTTCCAGCCCGTTCCCTTGAAGGCATCCCTGAGGATGTCGTCAACCTGCTTTTTGACAACATCCGTCCCTTGCTTAACAACATCGTCCTTAGTGATTTCTCGACCACAGTTGGCACAACTGACGCCAACAAAATTTGTATCAAAGTCGAAATCATCGGGACGCTTGAGCATCTCGCTTCCGCAATCAGGGCAAGCAACTTTCATCGTTGTCAGTTTTGACATTTTTTATTTTTTTGCTGGCTGTGTGAGAACTACCAGCATACCACCGAGCCTGAAGTGGTTAAAAGACAGGCAAACATGAGGAGTTGGAATGAGCAAGCAAGGCATCAGAGCCCTGATCATTTCAGCAGTTATTGGGCTCTTCATCTGGATCGCGCTCTTCAGCGCACTGAGGGGATTGTTTCTATGAATGATTTCGCACGCAAACCCGCTCGTCAGCAGGCTATTCGTTTAAGTCCGCTGTCAGCTTTCATCCGCCGGGTGTGCTACATGCTCGCGCAAAAAGGAGACCCTTCATGAGCACGATGTTTGCCCTGGTTCTCACCGTCAGCATGCTGACGGGCGGTAATCAGGATGTGCTGCTCGGCGTTTACGACACTGAGAATGACTGCAAGGCAGCTGCAGAAGAGCAACACGTGAAAGCTGAATGTTATCCATTGAAAGGCGTACTGGACGAGCATCCGGCCGGGTTCACGGTGCAAATGTAGGGGGAAGAATGCAGAAGAAATGCGGTTACTGCCGTAAAGCGATCGAGGGAAAACCAGTGGTGAGCACCCTGTTGTACCTCCAGGGGAACCAGCTCGCACGGAAAGAAAAAGAGTACTGCTCTGAACGCTGCGCCTCTTACGACCAGATGGCGCACGAGAGCTAACGTAAACCCGCCGAAGCGGGCTGTACGTCCGGTGCCACCGACCAAAGTTACACCGGAAATTACCAAAACCAATGACCACCCTAAATGGGCGCTACCAATGGCCCGTGGGATTCTACATCCAAAATAGAGGCTATCACATGGAATATTTTTATCTGATAAAAGCGACTCAAAAATCGGGTAAAGCTGATGCCGTAATCTGGCGCACTAATAAATCAGAAGCCCGCGCCCTTCTGCAGCTGGACGTCGATCTGGAAGACGCTGGGATCGAAACAGGCCGCGGCAAAGACTATCAAAAACCAATTCGCACCGATTTCCCGGTATTCAATGACCTGCCGGCGGAAGGTGTTCTCGATTACTCATGGTGCGAACGCTACCAGCTCGGCGACGATGGTCGCACCTGGGCTCTGAAGCCAGGTCAGGTGCCTGCGGATCATCACATCGATGATGCAGGAGTAACCTCTGAGACCGTGGAAACTTTCGGTAGTGATGAATACCAGGACGATTCCAGCGCGCTTTTTAACGTGGCAGAACTCCCCTTTCGCGCTCAGTTGCTGGCGCAGTACATGGCTGAAGAACGTCACGTTTATCATATCAGCATGCCTCACCGGCAGGAGCTGTCAGTTCTGGAAATGGACACTGATAACGCAGCCGTCCAGGATCTGATTCTGGCCGCCGAGAATATCCCTGAAATCAAAAAATACGATATGCCGACGCTCTGGAAATTCACCAGCGCCAATAAAAAAGTCTTCCCGGAAGGGAAACGGCATGAGCTCGGCAAACGTATTCAGTTTGCAAAGCTGTGGTTCGCCACGAACGCGATCGACCGCGGCATTCTCACCAGGGAATGGGCTGCCGGTAACTGCATTTCTTCGGTTTTGAAAACCGATGCAGGTACGAATGCTGGCGGCGGTAATAAAACCGATCGCAACCCTGACTACACCCATACCCTTGATACGCTCGATGTAGAAATAGCCCTGGCCACAATGCCAATGGATTTCGATATCTACAATTTCCCGGCATCAATTCACCGCCGGGCCAAAGAGATTGTTCAGAAGAAAGAAAGTCCGTTCAAGGAATGGTCTGCAGCGCTGCGCAAGGTCGCAGGCATCCTGGATTATTCACGCGCAGCCATTTTTGCCCTTATTCGTGGCGCCACCAGCGATATTCATCATTTCCCGGTAAGTCTGCAGACCTATATCAATGCGAACCTGACCGAGCATAAGCATGACGTCCCTTCTGCTGAGACGCTTGAAAAAGCTGGTCATGTTTCATCTGCCGCCGTCACTACGGACGCTGTGAAAAAGGATATCGATGGAGATGAAGGTGTGCCTGACCTGGAAACTCTCCCAACTGACTTTCAGGTAATTGGCACCGAACTGGTGAAAGAAGCTCAAAAGAAACGCCCTGACGCTAATCAGGTTCTGGCCGCCGAACGCGGCGAATATGTCGAAGGTATCAGTGACCCCACGGATCCGAAGTGGATAACCGAAGACCTGACCAAACCCAAACAGCCTGAAGTTTCAAACATAGGCAATGGTGTTTTTTCGATTGATGGTCTGATGGATAGCCAGCCAGCACCAGCACTTTCTATCGTGGACCAGGCGCGCCAGCGCGCTGCAGAAGAAAAATTACATCCAGCTAATTCCGGGGAAACCACCAGCGATGTGCAGATGGAAACGGCTCAGCCGGTCGAAGACGAAAATGATAATGCGGTATCAACAGGCGAAGGCGCTGATGAGCCTCCTGCGCAAACAATTGCCGTGAACATGAGCAAAATACTGGCTGAACGCTGCCCGGATCTTACCGCCGAAGTGCTGAAAAGCCAGGTTTCCGAGAGTGCTCATAGCGATGAAGAGAAAGAGGCTGAACAAGCAGCACCAGCATGGCCGGAGTATTTCGAGCCTGGTCGATATGAAGGCGTGCCAAATGAGGTCTACCACGCCGCTAACGGCATCAGCTCCACGATGGTTAAAGATGCCCGGGTATCGCTGATGTATTTCGAGGCGCGCCACGTATCCAAAACCATCCAGAAGGTGCGCTCTCCTGTTTTGGATATGGGCAATCTGGCGCATGCACTGGCGCTGCAGCCTGATCAGCTGGAAAAAGAATTCAGTATCGAGCCGGAAATCCCGGAAGGTGCCTTCACCACGACGGCGACGATCCGCGCATTTATCGACGAATACAACAACGGGCTTCCGGTTTTGCTCAGCGCAGAGGACATCAAGAGATTCCTGGAGGAATACAACGCGAACCTGCCCGCCCAGGTTCCCTTGGGTACATCATTTGAAGAAACCGGCCAGGGTTATATGTCTTTACCTGCTGAGTTCCAGCGCATTGAAGACGGTCAGAAGCAAACCGCCAGCGCAATGAAGGCCTGCATCAAAGAATACAACGCCACCCTGCCCGCCCAGGTGAAAACCAGCGGTGGCCGCGATGTCTTACTGGAACAGCTGGCGCTTATTAATCCTGACATGGTTGCTCAGGAAGCACAGAAGGCGCAGCCCCTGAAAGTCTCTGGTACAAAGGCCGATCTGATTCAAGCCGTGAAATCGGTAAAACCGGATGCCGTGTTTGCCGACGAGCTGCTGGATGCATGGCGCGAGAACCCGGAAGGAAAAGTGCTGGTTACCCGCCAGCAGCTGGCTACGGCACTGGCCATTCAGAAAGCACTGTTGAATCACCCGACCGCTGGCAAGTTGTTGACGCACCCGAGCCGTGCCGTCGAGGTGAGCTATTTCGGCATTGATGAGGAAACCGGGCTGGAAGTTCGCGTGCGCCCTGACCTTGAGATAGACATGGGCGGCCTGCGCATTGGTGCGGACCTGAAAACCATCAGTATGTGGAACATTAAGCAGGAAGGCCTGCGCGCGAAGCTGCACCGGGAAATCATCGAGCGCGATTACCACCTGAGCGCGGCTATGTACTGCGAAACCGCAGCCCTTGACCAGTTCTTCTGGATATTCGTCAACAAAGACGAGAACTACCACTGGATCGCCATCATCGAGGCATCCGAAGAACTGCTGGAACTCGGCATGCTGGAATATCGCAAAGCAATGCGTGCCATCGCGAACGGTTTCGACACTGGCGAATGGCCGGCGCCGATTACCGAAGACTACACCGAAGAACTTAACGATTTTGATATGCGCCGTCTCGAAGCGCTGCGCGTACAGGCATAAGGGGGAACAGTCATGGAAAACACTAACATTGTTACAGCCGAACAGCAGGCACCAAACACCATTTCAGCTAGCAACGCGATCTTTAACGTTCAGGCTCTCGGTCAGTTAACTGCTTTCGCAAACCTTATGGCTGATTCACAAGTGACAGTGCCAGCTCACCTTGCAGGTAAGCCAGCCGATTGCATGGCCATCGTTATGCAGGCTATGCAGTGGGGCATGAATCCCTATGCAGTCGCGCAAAAAACGCATCTGGTAAACGGCGTGCTCGGATATGAAGCCCAGATCGTCAACGCGGTAATCGCCAGTTCCAGCGCTATTAACGGTCGATTTCATTATCGCTACGGCGGCGACTGGGAACGTTGCACAAGGACGCAGGAAATTACCAGGGAAAAACACGGTAAAAATGGGAAATACAGCGTTACAGAACGGGTGCGCGGCTGGACTGATGAAGACGAAATCGGGTTATTCGTCCAGGTCGGCGCGATTCTGCGCGGTGAATCAGAAATCACCTGGGGGGAGCCACTTTATCTCTCTGGAGTCGTCACACGTAATTCTCCTTTGTGGGTTTCTAACCCGAAACAGCAGATCGCTTATCTGGGCGTCAAATACTGGGCACGGCTGTATTGCCCGGAAGTCATCCTGGGTGTTTACAGCCCGGATGAAGTTGAACAAAGGACCGAGCGAGAAATATACCCGGCGCCGGCGCAAAGAATGTCTGTCGCAGAGATCACCAGCGGAACAGACATCACCACCAGCGCGCAGGATTCAGCTCTCAATATTGATTCCCTGGCAGATGATTTCCGTGACCGCATTGAGCGCGCCGAATCGGTCGATGCAGCAAAAGCCATCAGGGCGGATCTGGATAAAGAGAAAGCTGTGTTGGGCACTGTTCTTTTCACCGAACTGAAAGGTAAAGCCGTGCAGCGTTATTTCATGGTAGACGCCCGAAACAAAGTTGAGGCCGCGATCAACTCTCTACCTAATCCCGGAGAACCGGAAGCCGTCGAACTGTTCGCTAAAGCTGAAGGCATTCTCAACGGCGCGAAACGCCACCTCGGTGATGAACTGTATGACCAGTTCCGCATCGCCCTGGACGACATGAAACCGGAATACGTGGGTTAACCAGATTGGGAGGGGAAACTCTCCCGATAAAGGAATGTATATGCGATTGATTAACCGAAGCAGACACTCCCCTCTGGGCCGCCAAGCGTGCGATGCGGCACTGGCAAAACACGTTGAGCTTTATGGAGCCTACGGGCGACAGAAAACAAAGAGAACTTATACGGTGGTGGTTCAAGGCTCAAAGATCACTGTAGAAGTTGTTAACAGAAAAAGTAGCTATGTGGCCACAGCCATGTGCTGCGCGCGCCGGCTACACCATCTGCCTGGACAATGTAACTAAGGGGTTTTTATGACTAATACATCTCATAAATCAGATGAAATTTTGATAACCGATGACGTTCTGTCCAGATACAAAATATCGCGCAGCACACTTTATTTCTGGAGCACCCCATCCCGGATGCCCTCTTACTTTGCTCAGCCATTCCCGCAGCCTAAAATAAATGGCAGCCCTAAAAGGTGGAGACTTTCAGACTTGTTGGCCTGGGAAGATAACGTGGGGATCAAACTAGAGGCTGACCAACCAGCTTCTCAAGGTGATCCTGCCAAACAGCAAGCCAGTGACGCTGATCATCCAGATAATCATGCAGGTTATAACGTGCCATGACACCTGCCATATGATGGCCTAGCAGTTTTTCCACAACATGTGGCGGCGCACCTAATTCAGAAAGGCGTGTCGCCACTGTTCGCCTGAGGTCATGGAGAGACCAGGGCTTCATGCCTGTTTTAGCTATAATCTGAGCAGAAAACAGAGCGACGTTTGGTTGTAGTGGCGGTCTGTCATCTTCTGGCCCTCTGTAGCGTGACAGTGTCACAACGTGTTTTGAAACTGACGTTTCCTTCTCTGCTAACATCATTCTTACTACTGCCTCGGGAAGTGCCCTTCTGACCGATTTCCCGGTTTTATAATCGCTTGCCGGAATGGTCCACGTTTGCTCATGGAAATCGAACCACTCCCATCTTGCTGTCCTGATCTCCGTACTCCGGCAGCCAGTCATGATGAGAAACTTCATTATCAGCTGTTGTCTGTACTTCAATTCAGGAAGGATATTCCAAACTATTTTGATTTCCTCATCACTCAATCTGCGATCTTTTACGGATGCTGTGAGACCTACGTCAGAGCGCCTAAGGCTCTCAATTGGGTTCACATTAATTACCCCTCGATTGGAGCAAAAACGGAACGTACGCTGCATCAGCCCAAGCATCTGACCAGTGACAACTCTTCGCCCCATGCCATCAAAAAGGTTAAGCCAGTGCGCTTTAGTGGTCTGATCAACAATCATGTTCCCCAGCACAGGCGCTATATGGTTATTGAAGTCCCGTCGGTTAACCTTGATTTTCACAAGACCTTCGGGGATGCAGTAATACTTTTCCCAGTAATCGAAAGCCTCTTTAACGGTGAGCGCTTCGACTTTTTTCTGTTTCTCCAGAACTGTTTGCCGTCTCGGATCGAGTCCTTCTGTCAACCAGGCCCTGAACTGCTGTCTACGTTCGCGAGCTTGAGATAAGGAGGTGGTGGGATAATCGCCAATCGTTAGCTGAGCGGCTTTCCCGTTCCATCTGTAGCGGTAAAAGAATGTTATACTGCCGGAAGTAGACAACCGGACATTCAGACCATGGGCGTCCGATATGACCTCGATCTGGTCTCTCTTTTTGCCAAGAGCTTTTCTTAATTTTGTGTCGGTAAGCAA